TGACTATCAAACATCAACTTTCAGTTCAGAAAGTTGTGCCTGCAATCATGACGCCGCGTTCAATAGACGGCAATTCACCGAATTCTAAACTTCACCACGAACTTCCAGTAGAAACTGTGTCTCTCTCGGTTGACCTTAATGGCAACACTTATAGAAAGACAATCACTACGGAAGAGATTGATAAGTCTGAATACGGATTACGAATTGATTCTATCGACTCGATGATAGGAGAGTGCCTTCCACTTGGTTGTTCACCAAGTGATAGAGACAAACTTGCCCAATCACTCGCCATTTTAATTGATTACTGTACTTTATTTGGATTTGATCCCTCGGGATACAATTCAAAGTCCACTCTTGACCACTGGCAATTATGCTCAGTTAAGTGTGGATGGATTAAGTTCCTTAAGTACAAGTTATCAGCCTTTATGTCTGCTTTCTTAAAAGGTGAACTTCCCGTATGTCCTTTCGACATTTCGGATGTTCCCTCTCAGTTGGCAGGTGGAACCCTAGGTAGATTCATGAGGTTGCTCATGAAGACACCTGAAGACTGGTCGTTCGCGACCGGAATTCTCTATTTAAAGAAGGGGTTTCCACGACCAGGAGACGATGCGTTAGCAAAGGCTCTTGTGGATACAAAGAAGGTTCTTACTACAGTTAAAGAGGTTCCAGTTAGTTCGTATTGCAGCAGAGATGGTATCAAAGCTACAATTAAACGTCTGGTTCGTAATGTTTTTGGTGGACACACTTTTGGTCCTAAAGAAATGTTGCATCCTTATACTCCCTCAGTCAAAGCAAATTATACTTCTTCTCGAAGCAAATTTGGTACCTTCGGTACTCTCTTTGATTTAGGTGTGATTAAGGATATAGTCAAGAATAGTGATGATCCTGTTCTCCCTTTCGGGGATCAGGTTCATTCACTATACTCGAAATCTCTTTATTCTGAAGAATACAAGATGGATGAGCGAATTCGTGATGAGCGTATCTTAGACTACGTCGTCGACTCTGACTTCAAAGAAAGAGTTGATAGCATATACCGTGAGGTGTATGAGAAGTCTAAGGTACTAGCAATGGAGGAGTCTGCTGATGTGACCTTGGTCGCACTAGCAGAAGCATTGAAGGTTAGGGTAATCTCAAAAGGACCACCCTTAACTTACTTTGTCCTCAAGCCACTTCAGAAATTTCTTCATCGCATTATGCGAAAACAGCAGTGTTTCCAATTAATTGGAACTCCTGTGTCGACAAGCATCTTAAATGATGTTTTTGCGCACGGCAGTGGTGTATTTCATAGTTTAGATTATCAGTCTGCGACCGATCTTCTAGACCCTGAGATTTCCAACTATACTGTTGAGGAGATTTGTAAAGTCTGTAAAGTCCCCGATGATCTGACTACTCTCTTTCTTAAAGCCCTTACGGGTCATACGATTGAGGGTGTTCCACAATTGTGGGGTCAGTTAATGGGTTCTGTTGTTTCCTTTATTATACTTTGTATTGTTAACGCAGCAGTCATTCAGAAGTCCTATCACTTAACTACAGGCATTGATCGTGAGATCAATGACTTGCCAGTTGTAGTGAATGGGGACGACGGTTTGGTTCGTGCACCTCCTGCCTTCTCCGGTATCTGGAAAGATATCGCAGCTTCGGTAGGTCTGGTTCCCTCTGTGGGAAAGGTGTACACTCATAGTTCATACTGTAATATTAACTCCACTTCCTATCTCTTTCGAGACGGTGAGTTTGAGCTTATTAAGTACGTGAATATGGGTCTTGTTACTGGTCAGACTCGAGCCTCCGTAGGAGATTCGAAGTCTAAACAGGACAAGGCTGCTGTTGCTGACAATCTAGATTCTATGTCGATTGGTGCTAGACACCATTCCCTGTTGGACACTTGCCCTAAAAGGCTAGTGAACAAGGTTCACAACATGTTTCTAAAGCATAATTCTAAGGTTTTAGCAGGATTGCGACTTCCTTGGTACATACCTGAAACGTTGGGTGGGGTTGGACTTCGTCCTATATTAGAATATGACTTCCATGGTAGTGATGATATTGATGATACTACTGTATCATATCACATTACTGATTCAGGCCACGAATGTGGTCCGTCTCGTTTGGATGTCATGATCGCCTGGTCTTTAGAAGACAGGAGACATAAATCTTTTATAGTTCGTAAGGTTCCGACTTCACAGCCGATTCAGGCGCGTCAAGTGTGGCAAAGCCGTATCTCTGATTTTAGAGGTAAGGAGCTAGTTGAGGTATCAGATAGTGATCAGTCCTTCATGGACCTCGCTACCTTTTACCTTACACCATCACTGGTTATGGTTGAAATGGACCCGGCTAAACGCCTGGCCCAACTTCGCCATAACGAGCGAGCTTGGCACTCCCTAACGAGTCTTTGGGATACAATACCGGAAGGTGATTGTCTCTTTTTGGACCGCTAAGGATGTTGCGGGAGAAAACTAAGTAACGGCTCGTAAAGAGGCCGCGATTGAGCGAGAGCTCTGGCACGTACATCCGGTTTCCCCGGCTCTGTAATGACTAACTCTCAAGGAATCGTCCTGACTCGTGATTACACGGTCCGGCAACTGTTATATGTTTCTCATTCTCAATGGGACAGGTTGGGT